TCACTTACAGCAACTCCGTCAAAGAACGCATAAACTTGAGTATTTGGTTTCAGATTTTTGATAATAAATTCAATATTTCTAGATCTAGCAAAAGAAATTAGATCTTGACTAACAACTCTATCGCCAAGAGATTCATTATCAAACTGTTCGGTAATAAATGTTTGATTTCCGGTTCTGGTTGCAACGCCAGTATCAAATATTTGAAGAGTTGTATCTTCAAAAGTAGTTGTGGTAGTGACATTACCTACTGTCTGAATTGCTGTTCTAGTTTCAGATCCGAGAACTTCTTCTTGTCCAGTCCAGTTGTTAACCCAAGAATTCCAGATAGCAGGAGCAAATCCAGTTTGAGGATCAATATTTAGAGTTCTAGTTGCAGTCTCAAGAGTTTCTGTGAAATTGCCTTCAGTTTGAACTATGTTTGCTTCAAGTCTGACTTGATCAGTCCAAGAATCCGATGCCGGAAGAAGTTCAAGAGCTCCAAGCCAGAAACCAACAATAAAAGGAGTTACACTTTCAGTGCGAGTGCCAAATGATTGCTTTAACCACTCAACATCTGTATAGTCAAGAGTAACAATATCATTTGTTTTTTTAATATTTGTACCATCAGGATTTGTGAATTTTAAATCACCAGATCCAGTAAGACTTTGGGTTAAATCGGTTTGAGTGGTATAATGCTTAGGACGTGCCTCTTTTCTCTTAAAGTCAACACTATTTTTAAATTCAACGGAGGTTTCCTGTGCAAGGAATGACGTAAAATTATCAACGAAGAAACCAGATTTAAATCTGTTTAATCCATTAGCATCTGGAACAAATAAATTTGCAGTATTTGTTTCAAGTAATGAAAGTGAAGTGTAAAATTCAAGATTTTTAATTCTATTCTCAAGTTGCTTAATATCAACCATTCTATAACGCTTATGCTCTAAGAATTTCTTAGATGCATTAGATACATCGTAAAGATAAGGTGGTAAAGAAATTCTTGCAATCTCTAGTGCATTATCTACCGAAGTTGGACTTTCTGGTATTTCTGCGGGAGTTCCATATTTAACTTGGAACGCACCATCTTTAGTCAAATAAACTCTATCAATTCTTCCGAGATAGAAGGAGAAATCAGTCAGAATTCCTTCATTTGAAGCAAGAATATTTGGTGCAGAGTTGCCAGTTATATTGAATGATCTTCCATAAAATTCTAATGGAGATCTATCACCTTCAGATACTGTCTCAATGTCAGAAACCTTAGGGCGAATGTCAATAATGTCAGAGTTTCTGATAAAGTTTACATTTTGAATTTCTTTTGAATAGTCGAAAGATGAATATGAATTTGCAGTTGTAATATCTCCATCATCTGTAGACTCATAATATCCATTTGAAAAATATGCAATTATTTTTCTTTGAGGTGCCTCTTCATCATTTTTTCTTTTAAGAACACCATGATTATAAAACTCTCCATTTTGTCCATTTCGAGATTTGAACTTGAATGAAATATCTTTACTTGGAGTGTCTAAAGTGGTTAGAGATCCTCTTACTCCAGATTCTTCAAATACAACAATTTCTCCTTCTTTGAAACTGATTTGATTTTTAGGAAGGAATGCTATTTTAGAAGCAGTTTGTTTTACACCAACGATAGCGTGAGCGCCTGATGTTTGTCCAATTACAGATTCTCCAATTACAAGATCGGAAGTTTTTGCAGTAGGCCCTGTTAAATTTGCAAGAGTCATTGAGGGCGCTGATGGATCTGTATTATCAGCAGATGGATCAGTTGCTAATTCATAGATTCCATGAACTTCAATCAAGTCTGCAGAATTTAGTGAAATAAATTCATCTTGAACTCTAGTGCCGAAAGGATAATTACCATAAGTCAGTCCATCATTAAGAGTTGTAGAACCAATACCAGAAGCACTCTTTACAGACTTGTCAATAACAACAGAGTTGACTCTGTTTTTTATTTTATTTTTTGCTTTAGGTTTAATCTTAGAAATAGTTGTGACAAGAGTTGCCTCATCATCACCACCAAGATTGAAAATTTCTAATTGATTGGAACCAGCATTTAACTGAACCTTATCTGAGGTAAGTTCTTCAGTTGTTCCATCACTTCTAATAAGAGTGTATCTTTCGGGAGTAAATGGTAAGAATGTTTCATTAGATTCAGTTGTAACAGCAGCAGATAACTTATTGTCAACAATGTTAACTTGCTGAGTCTTTCTAATTGTGAGTGTGGCGTCAGTTAAATCTACATTAGAAATATTACGCTTAGGCATCTCTGTGTACAGAGTGCTGTCATTAGAAATACCAAGATCTCCAGCGATCACTTTAACATCATTAAGGGTAGTTGCTGACGCTGGAAGAGCACCACTACAAACACCTTCTACTGTGGAAACACCAGTAATTGTTACAGATGATGTCGCTACACTAACGACAGATCCAAAAACTGGATCTTGAGATAAACTGCCAGAAAAGGAAAGAATATTTCCTACCTTAATTTGTCCTGGGAAAAGAGGATTTGTAGATCTTAGTGTTGATGTATTAGAAGCCGCAGCAGTGATAGTTGCAACCCCGACATTAAAATTAGGAGAAAGAACCACATCAGCAGAGAAAGTTCTCGCGGCTCCAACCTCAGCTCCATTTGCACTACCAAAAACTGATAGTACATCACTAATACCGTAGGAAGTGATTGCAGTTGCTACTCTTGAATTTTCAATTCCATCAATAATAAAGTTTTCATTTAGAATAAACTTACCAGAAGTTTCGTATAATACAAGAGATTTTGTATCAGTGGCTGCGTCTTTCAAAAATGCAGTTGCACCACTATTTTTACCCTTAATAAAAGTAGGAACTGATAATGTAATAGTTTCGTTTAATGTAACTTCAGTGGTTGTTTGAACATCAAAAAGAGATAATCCCCACTCGTTAATGTTTGAATTGGAACCACTGTAAGTTCCTGAGTCTAATCTAAAGTCATAAACTCTTGCCAATCCGATTTCTTTACCAGCGATGCCAGTTGAACTATTAGCTACCCTAGCGTCTCTGAGACTTAATACATAAGTATTACCAATACCTATTGTTGGAGAACCATGAACTCTATTGAGTTTAAGTGTCTCACCTGTCTCATAATTAATTTGTTGTGCTTTTAAAGTTTTTGTGGTTCTAGGTTTAGGAACGTCAAGAAATACTGGCGCAGTGGTTTCTACATCGTATCCTTTTACAAATGCTCTGCCAGGAGAAATCTGATAAATCGCTAAATCATCAGATGGTATAGATCCAGAGTATGTAGTTTGATCTTCTGTAAAGAGTCCTCTGTTTCCCTCTCTATTATTAAGAGATTCTTTTACATTAATACCAAAAGACTTAACATAGTAATCACCAGATTCTGCATATGTTCTTCTAGCCAGTTCATCTGTAATAAATGAGTATTCACTCGTATTTTTTTCGCGAAGAACACCATTAACTACAGTTGCAAGCTCAAGAAAATTACTATCATCAAAATCGTTTAAATCCTTTTTTTGAAGTGATGCGGTAATCTTAAGTCTATCTGCACCTGGAGCTCCAAAATTATTAAATCCCGCTGAATTGTCAGTCAGTGTTGGATCTAAATCGGGATTAATAATTGTCTCTTCAACTAATAATCCGATTCTATAATTTGGAGTGTTAGAATATTGATCTAATATTAATGTCTGTTCGCTTACATTTAAAAATGTCCCTTTACCAAAATATACACCATCACTGATAAAGAATGCAGATCCTGTTGCGGTTGCACCTTGTTGAACAGTGGTGGCGAGAGGAACGCCTTCACCTATAAGGGTATTGGCAGTAGAAATAGTTACGTTTGCAGTCAGAAGTTCTCCACTTCTGAAGACTGACTCTTGATTATTTGTACCAGATCCAGAATAATTAATATACAGAGTTACTTGTCCTCTTGTAGATTCTGATTCTAAAATATAACTATCAACAATAGCAGTAACACCAGAATCTTGTCCTTTTATTTGTGCTCCTACTAATTGATCAATGTAATCAAAAATAGGAATTCCTAAGTATGTGTTTTCTAATACAACACAATGATAATTAGTTGAATATGTTGTATTACCGGGAATTACTTTAGCACCTTCTTTAAAAAAGTGCTGTCCAAACTTCTCAACTTGATTTTGCAGGATAGATTGAAGAGAGGTTAACTCTCTTGCCTGTACCGGATAACCTGGTTTAAATAAAACCTTGTAATAATCCTTCTGAGGATCGAAGTCGTCAAAATATGGGGCGACGTTAAGATTGGTTTCCTGTGACATAATTCCTTAGAACTGCAAGATAATTTTGATATCTTCTTTTTGACTGGATGATCTTGTAATTGAGGGCCTGTTATCTACGTAAATGATATTACCCGTATATTTTTCAACTTCAGGCTGAGCAACACCCTCGTCGAAGGACTGCCCCAGGTAATAAGTACGACTATTTATTTCGGTAGATATACCCGTAAATGATGTTTGAATGGCAAGAGTCGCGGATCCACCTATGATATTAAAAGATCCATCACTAGTAATATTTGATGAAAATCTGTTCATTCTGAATCCATATTCTGGACTCGTATTCTTACTTCCGTCAGTGTTAAATCCTGCAGTAGATCTATCTTGCCAATATTTGAGAACCCCAGTTACTTGATCATAAGATACAACTCTACCAACAGCAGTTGAACCGAGTCCAACAGTTTGAGTGATAAAAGCGTCTGCTGTGAATGTTGCAGAACTATAACCAGCACCTGTCAATTTAAGTGCATAAGTAGCAGCGGCTTTATCAAGTGAAAGATTTGACGATGTATTATATGCTTTTGGATTTTGAACTAATCCAACTCTTGCAATTTCGTTTCCAGTGATGAAATCAGGATTCTCAGTGTCGTTCTCAATTCTGGAGTAGATTAATGCATTTCTTGCTCCAAGTTCTCTGTAAATGTCAGCACCATGTCCTCCTTGTGGAGGAATAACTACATCAAAAACTGGTGGGGTAGATCCAGTGGGGACATTACCTGATACTAAATCGATAGTTCCAAATGTATATCCAGATCCACCTTTTGATATTGTTACAGACTCTACGTTTGAATTGTTGTTAATAGTGATAGTACACTCTGCACCATTTCCGTCACCTTTAATTGGAACTTGTGTGTAAGTTCTATTCGCAGTTCCTAAACCAACACCTCTATTAGTTATTTTTACAATTTTGAGTTGTCCACTAGTTTCAGCATTATTTCTAACTGCAGAAATATTTGCATCTGTGGTTGTAGTCCAATCTTTTGGAACTGGCATAAAGTTTGTAGAGTCAAACTTTACGATATCTCCAGGTTTGATAGTATAAAGATATTTCCAGATATACCCATCACCACTAGTTCCTGCTTCTCTTGGTTCTAAATCGGTAAAAGTAGGTTCGTCCAGAGATGCTCTTCCACTTGGATTCTCAGGATTCGATCCATTCTGCAAACAAATATAAACTCTGTAATCAGAGTTCATTACATAATAATTTGCTTCATATAAAGTGATAGCATTTGATGGTTGCGAAGGACTTTCCGCTTTTACATCAGCACGATACATGTCATAAGTAGTGCCAGACTGCCAAGTGATTTTTTTGATCACCTGCTTTACGTCTTCAGCATCAATTTTTTTAAGAGCAATCATTGTATCCCAATAATTGTTCTCCTCATTAAAATTATCTCTGGGATCTGGAGGACTGCTATCCCAACTTGCATCAACATCAGTGGGATTAGGAAGTCCCACGAATGAATAGAAAGAGTTGCTAGTGGATGCAATACTAGCAACAAAATCTTTTGCGTTTAATATACGAAGTTGATCAGTTATAATCGCAGCCATTTTTGCGTGGTTTTTTACTTATTTATCAGTTATGTTGTAGAGAATCCTATGAGTTTGAGAGGTTCGACTCTGCTCACGACACCACCAGTTGTAATACCAGAGGTGCCTCTTAGAGTATATGCGTCAAATGCTGCTGCATTTGTTCTACCACCAAGGGTAATTTTGCCCCAAGAGAACTCACCATAGAACTCTGTGAGTCCAATTCCAGTGATATCACCAAGATCTTCAACACTTACTGTAACTCTCTTGACATAAGTGATACCTACGCCAGCAACAGCAGTTGTGGCAACAGACACTGCAGCAACTTCATAAACAGCATCAAGGAACTGAGTTGTTACCCCTAAGACATTACCTGTTTGATAGAGTGATGTTACACCACTACCAACATTGCTGTTCTTAATAGTAAAGTAATCACCCGTCGAAATGTCACTAAGAGTTACTGCACTTCCAACAACCTTAGTGTTGCGTAAGAAAGAATCGACGGGAATAAAGAGATCCATAACAAATCCTGTAGAAGCAACACCGACAGATGTGGAAGTTAATCCAACAATATCACCAAAATCACCCTCATATAAAGTAGTTCTATTGGATTCTCTGGTTGCTTTAGGTGCCTCTATCAGAACCTGTGGAACAGATGTTCTTGTATATCCCACACCTGGTGTGGAAACTGTGATAGAAGATACAGTATCACCTGTAAGAGTTGCTGTTGCAGTTGCTCTAGCAGTTGTTCCAAGTCCAACTGGTGTTTCAATCGTTACAGAAGGAGCAGAAGTATAACCTGTTCCACCATAACCAATAACGATAGACTCAACAGTGTTTGCAATTGATACAATAGCAGTCGCAGCAGCCGCTACAAGATTATTTTGAGAAACAATACTTACAGTTTGCTTATTCTTGGCAGTTTGATTTTCATCATCAGGATTGAAGAATGGAATGACACTTTCAACATAAATCTGAGTGGATCCAACACCAACTGATTGAATCAGGTTAGTTTTTGGATTGATCAGAGCAGCGTTCAGTTCTCTTGCTTTACTAACAATCTTTCCGTTGATAACTTTATCAACAGTTTGTTTACACCAAGTTACTGTTCGTGCGTGATCAGGATTTGAATCAATTCCCCTTCCACTATAAGGATTAGTTTCTACCGTATCGGTGGAGAGTATCTCAGTTATAAGTCTTGCACTCTGATCAAGAGAATTAGGAACAAGATCATCATCACCTCTTATAGTAAGATCATCACCGTCCTTTAAAGTGGGAAGAACATCACGGAAAGTTACATCAATGTCACCACTTCCTTTATAGAAAAGAATCTTACAAGTATCTCCACCTGTAGTCCCATTATCAAATGTGCCGCGAGGTGCCTCTGCAAAATTAATAACACTACCGCCATTTAATTCATATGCCTCTCCAGGCACTTGTAAAATATCATTTATAAAAATGAGAATTGCTGATTGAACATCAATATTGGATCCAGCAGCTGCTCTAACTGTTACTGGAGATCCGTTTCTCTTAAGAGTAAATTGTCTAGTTACCCCATCAAATTCACTATCAATATTATCAAGACGCTCAAGTTCACCGAAATGCCATGCAGAGAATTTATCAGAATCAACTCTGTTTACAGTAATTTGGAACTCATCAAATGTAAAGTTTGTATCGGTAGGAATTCCAGTTGCTCCGCCTGTGGCAACAGTCAGAACCTGTTTTTGTCCATAAGCATATCCGAAGTTTTTGATTTCAAAATCAATGACACTAGATCCTTGTCCTACAACAATATCAACTGTTGCCTCAATTCCTGCACCTGCAACGGGAGATTCTGCAGAGTAAACCAAAGGAATATTAGAGTATGACAAAGGTTCATCAAATACAACCACTGGTTCTGATCCAACTTGATATCCCGATCCGGGATTTGTAATCGCAACACTCACGATGTGTCCATTGCTTACAGCAGCAGTACCGATAAATTCAATACCGGTTATACCTGTGGAAGATGTATAAACTCCAACATTTACAGTTTGTGATCCTTGTCTGTAACCAGATCCAGTTCTTCCAATTGCGATAGATGTAATTGTTCCTGCAGTAGATACAACAGCAGTACCACCAGCGGATACTAAAGGTTGATATCCGAGTCCAGCAGTAGATCCAACTGATACAATATATCCTCCGACAGGAATTGAAGCATTGTTTGGATCATATGCAATTGATGTTGCAGTTCCAGTAAATGTAATGCTACTAATACCATTACCTTCACTTAAAGAATAATCCTGAGCAATACCCAATTGTCCAGTGGGCCCTTGGAATATGCCATTAATAAGAACTACTGCGTTATTAGTAGAGAATCCAACAACATCTCTTTGCTCAGACTTTAATGTAAATGTCTTCGTTTGAGCGTCAAATAAATCAGCAACACTATCAAAGATATAGTTAGTATCATATGCATCAGCGGTGCTACCAGTGCTCTGAGATCTAAGGAATGTTCTTCCTTGGAATTTAGAGTGAGTTGTAATACCAGTCCAATCTCTCTCATCGGGTGGATTAGTGATTGAACTTAGAGGTGTAGGCCCTTGAGGAGCAGTATAGAAATTAATTGTATTATTGACAATATTGTAAGCACCATCAACTTTTGTTACAGCAACACCAACTGGGTGAGTTGTAATACCAGTTCCCATCCAACCACGATCAACTAAAATACCATTAGTTGTACCAAAACCAACAGTATTAATCTTCATAATTTCTGCTTCAACTTGAATAAGATCGGCGGCAAAGAATGAGGTAACACCAATAGTTTCAATAATTGAATCGGCAAGTGCAATTTCTTTATCAATAGTTGTGGTAACTGCAGTAGCGACAATTGGATTTTGAATAAAATTGTCAAGTGCAATCAGACACTTTGTGTTTTGTTTATTACAAGTAAACGTGTGGAAAGTTCCGATTCCAACACCTGTAATACCAATTGCAACAGGAGTTGAAGCAAGTGCATTTTCAGCAGATGAAGCGAGTTTAACTGTTGCATCACTATCTTTAATGATGTAAACACTTGCATTAGTGGGTAGAATAGATGTACTTCCAATTCCAGCAAATGTAGTTGTTTCAATATTAATGCGAACATGAGTAGAGATTCCGACAGAATAATTAACAGGTTCGCCGGTTACAAAGAAGTGATCTGGAATTCTAATTGTATTATTAGTAGTATCGACGATTGAGGTGTCACTTCCATCAAAATTTCTAAGGAATATTGGTTGTCCTTTATGAGTTAATCCAAATTGTCTCCTGACATCTTTCGCAGTTCCATCATAGAAACCAAAACCAGCGGTGATGGAGGCATTGTTTAGATCTATTTCATTATCAAGAGTGTTATCAACTTCAACCAACTGAACTGCATGTTGATAAACACGAATTTGGGTATCTACACTTGCGGGTGGTGTATACTGAAGATGCGTCTCAGTCGCTGTCATGAAAGCACCAATGGTGCCAATACCACTACCTGGTGTTAAAGTTCCATACTCTGTGATGTAAGACTCAGAGTTATCATTAAGAACAATGACTTCAGAGAATTGATATTGATCATTAGTAGTATCTTCAATACTTACAAGATAGTACGCTGCTTGATAATCATTTTCGCCACCACATGTATAAGTAGCAATTGTATGAATACCTGGAGAAGAAGTGGATCCAATAGAGGTATAGAAGGACTGCAGCGAACCAATGTTTTCTGTTGCCTTTCCGATAATAGTTGAACCAACACCAACAGATTCAGTGCTGGACATTGATACTCTAATGGTGTTAGCAGTGAGTGCTAATCCAGCAGCAGGTGTGAAGTTGACGTTTACAGTGCCAGACGACATATCAGCAGAATATGTTCCCATATCCAATAAACCTGATCCTGTGTTTAAATTACCATATTCAACAAGATCAACAGTTGTACCATCATGAATAACATTCAACTCATTGTTTCCAAACCTTCCATCATTTGTTGTATACTCAACTAGAATCTTAGAAGATCTATAAGTAGAAGCAATACCTACAATTGTAGTTGTAGATCCTGCAGCTACATTAACTTGTGTGGATGAGATGTCGCAAATTTCTCCGAGCGCAAATGTTCCTACACCAGAAACATTATTATCGAGATCAAAACTCATCAGAGAAATATTGTAATCATTAAATCGATACTTTGTTGGGTAGAAAAGAAGTTGTCCCTCAGAACCTGCAATATTAAAATCAAAAGATCCCAAGTCAGTTGCGCTTTCAACTCTTGCATAGTTAAGAACTGAAGCGTTAGATCCATCTTGAATTATATTTACAAAAGATGCTTGTCTTTCTCCAGTGTATAGTTTGTCTCTAATAAAAGTAAAGATTTTTTTAGATCTTTGATCAACAGGGAACTTTTTAACAATACTAAATCTTGTCGGACGTTCCTCACTGTTAAATTGAGTGCTAAAATCATCAATAGTTAAAACTCTATTTCCAACTGATTCAAAGTAATCGGTAAGAACTCTATTTTGTAAGAAAATTCTATCTGAGTATACTGTTCCCGAAGCAGTTTTTGAATTCTCAGTTACAAGATCAAAAGCAGGATAGCAGTTAAGACTAATAGCTCCACCAAAATCTCCACTTCCATATGTTGTAGTAGGAAGAATATCAATATTAAATGTGACTGTTGATATACCAGTTACAAGTTTAGTGTTGTTTTCATCTTTTGACTCAATTATTAGATCACTGAACTTAAGGAATCCTGCAGTATGATTTAAAGAACTTACCGTATCATCCCAGTCTTGTAGGGGAATCTTAGACTTAATGGCATATGAGAAATTCTGATAGTAGAAGTTATCAGGAATCCTTTGTTGATTGTCATTAAAGAATCCAGATGTAGTATTCCATCCCTTTTCTACAATAGCAGATGATTCAGTTTCAATTTCAGAATTATAGTCAACTTTTGATTTTACAATTCCTTGAGTTCTTGAAGATTGTCCAACTACTAAATCTCCAACATTAAAATCTCTGGAAGTAGAAACCTTCAACAATTCAATTCTATTGTTCCAACTATCGACTTTTCCTATTCCACTGTTAGAAACAACTTGCTCACCTGTTAAGAAATTATTTTTTCTTAATTTGATATCAAATTGAGGGAAAGAACTTTGGTTAATGATTCTTCCTGCAGAATTTGATGAATTAAAATTACCAGCATAAAGATTATCGTCAATAATTCCAGAGAGACTAAATGTAACTACACCAGTATTTCCTCCTAATGGAATATTAACATCAGTAAGTGTAAATAACTGATAACCATAATCAACAGAATTATATCCCGAACCGGTTGATCCAACACCAACACTAATATTTTCAATCAAAACTTTATCACCAACGGCAAATGGTGATTGATCACTAAATCCAGTATCAAATCCTACGGTAACATTTTTAGATGATATATCAAAAGATATATCACTAATTGCAACACCGTTTGAGTTGCTAATAGGAATGATAGTTGGAGTTACGTTTGTAAGTCCACTTGTATTTTTTCTAATAGTTACTTTAGAATCTCCAAGTTCATAGGAAAGATCAATATCTTTAATGTGCTTACCAGTTAATCCATCAAGCACGATTAAGTTTGGTGCAATATTATAGTTTCTTCCAGCAGAACTAATTCCAATTTCTTCAAATGATGTAAGAGATTCAAGGAGAAGAACTTCTGGCAAATTCGTTGTAGGACGAATAGTGAAGTCGGTTGGATAATTAAATCCAATATTTTCAATATTTGTAGAAAGAACCTTACCGATGGTATTACTTGAGGGTTCAAGAACAGCACCTGTTCCTGTTACAATTCCTACGACGGTAGATACTCCAACTATTTCTTTATAATTAGCACCTTTATAGGTAATATCAATGTTTGCTATGCCACCATATGCTAATATGGAATCTGTAACATAGGATAATCCTGCGTTAGTTGAATAAGAAGATCTCTCCGCAAGGTTTTCAATGTCATATTTGAAAGAACTTGATGTTGCTCCAGTTAATTTAAACTGTCCATTATACGCACTATCAACTTTATTAATTTTGTTAAAACCGTCTACCTCTCTATCAATGACGATTTCCTTTTTAACAGGTTCGATAAAGTCAGAATTTACATTACTAAATTCATAGAAAATATTTTCTGGAACATCTTCATTAACTGATAAAGTTAACTTAGCTGTTGCGTCAACACCAATTTTACCAGACTTTGTAACTTCAAATTTATTATTATTGAGAGATCCATCAAATCTATCTGTAAAATTAGAATCTCTGTAGAGATTCATGTCAAATGCAGAATAGAGTGTGGATGCATTCAAAGAAGATAAAGATGAGTCACTAAGATCAAATATGACAGTGTTTCCTTCAATGATGTTAACTGGAGGATTAATGGGAAGAAGTGTTCCAGATCTTGCACTCTCTATACCTACAAAATTGGGTTGGAATTTACCAGACTCATACTTAGAGTTGCAAAGTCTTACTTTATCTTTGGAGAGTTTTGAAACATAGTAAATCTTTTGATCTTCTAATCCAATAGGAGCAGGATTTGCATCAAGAATTACTTTATCTCCTGTTTCAAATCCATGATTGCTAATTTCAATTGAATTCTGACTTGTGCTTACTCCAGCAGTGGTAAATCCAAGAGGATTGAAAACAATCCTTCTATTGTGATCGTTATACTTAACTGTAACCGTGGTAGTAATACCGGGGGTTACGGACATTTTGACTTTATCACCAATCGTTAATCCGTGAGTTGATGCCGTAGATACCGTTACGATGTTCCTAGTTGCCTCAGCAGTTACAACATTAGTCTTAACTGTCTTAAAACTATGCTTTGTTCCAGCACCAATTCCTGTAAAGGAAAGCAATCCAGAATTCATTGTGGTATCTGCGATACCAACAAAAGTACCAACAGAACCAATACCAACCTTGAATG